TACGTGCCGCTGCCATGAACGCATGTCAGGGCAGGGATGTTCCCCTTGAAATCATCGAGAAAGGGTTGAAGGACGGCGATTGTGATGTACGTGCCGCTGCCATGAACGCATGTCAGGGCAGGGATGTTCCCCTTAAAATCATCGAGAAGTGGTTGAAGGACAGCAATTGGATAGTTCGTGCCGCTGCCATGAACGCATGTCAGGGCAGGGATGTTCCCCTTAAAATCATCGAGAAGTGGTTGAAGGATAGTGATTGTGATGTACGTGCCGCTGCCATGAACGCATGTCAGGGCAAGGATGTTCCCCTTGAAATCATCGAGAAAGGGTTGAAGGATAGTGATTGTGATGTACGTGCCGCTGCCATGAACGCATGTAAAAGAAACGGAATTGAAATACCGGTTATCCGCACTTTTGAACCTCCAAAACGAGTGTACAAAAAATGCCTATACGACATTATAGTAGTTGCAGAAATCCCTCAAAACGCTCAAGTGAGAGGCCGTGTGAATGCCAAATGCCGAGCTTCCGAAGCCATTATCGTTGAAATAATCGGTGATATATTAGGTGAAAAAGTAGGTATATCGAAATATGATGCCAAAACTTTTTATAAAATTGGAGATCACATAGTAATTGACAACTTCGATTATTCTAATGAAGAGTGTTCTACCGGTTTTCACTTTTTCTGTACAAAACGGGAAGCTGAAAAATACTAACAATCAAATAAATATTTCACAAATGAAAGAAATCAAATTAAGAAAACTAAAGATGACTTATTTTAAAGGATTTAAGGACTTTGAAGTAGATTTCAGCGACAGGACAGTTATTTCGGGGAAAAACGGCTCCGGGAAAAGTACGATAGCCGATGCTTGGTTTTTCCTCTTGTTCGGCAAGGACAGTCTCGGAGCGGCCGATTTTCAGATTAAGACGTTAGAAGACGGGAAAGTCATTGAAAAAGTAGACCATGAAGTTTACGGCGAGCTGGAAATAAACGGAGCAATTACTACCTTAAAGAGAGTTGTCCGTGAAAATTGGGTAAAACCGAGAGGGCAGGAAAACGAGATTTTGAAAGGGCATGATACGAAGTGTTTCTTTGACGGAGTTCCGGTTTCAGTGGGAGAGTATAATCAGCGAGTGAACGAAATAATCAATGAAGATTTATTCAAGTTGATTACGAATATTAATTATTTCCACAGCCTGAAAAAAGACGACAGAAGAAACATTTTGGTCAGCCTTGCGGGAAATGTAACAAACGAATCTATCGCTGAAAGTAAGCCCGAATTTCAAGAAATATTGGATTTATTGGGTAGCACATCCAACGAAGATTTAAAACGCAAGATAGCAGCTGAAAAGAAGCGTATCAATGCAGAATTGTCCGACATTCCAATCAGGATAGATGAACTTCAAAAGAATATGCCGGAGGCGGTGGATTTCAAGGAAATTGAAACCCAAATCACGGAGAAGAAAAAGGAATTATCGGAAATAGATAAGTCCATCAACGATCGCCAGGAATCAGTTAAAGCCAAAATCGAACAGGCAAACGAAAAGAGAAAACAAATAGGCGATTTAAGGCTGAAGCAGCAGGACATAATCATTGAAGCAGGTTTAGATGCTCAAAAAGTAGCAAGCGAGAAAAACAAGGACTTTCACAATTATAAGTCAATTCTCGATGAAAAAGAGGACAAGGTGAAAAGAGCCGAAAGGAGAGCAATCGAGAAAAAGAACGACATTACTATCGTTAATAACAAACTTTCAGAGTTGAAAAAAGAGCGTGAAAAACTTGTTGAACAATGGAAATCTGAAAACGCAAAGGTTTACGAAAAGAAAGACGGTTGTTTGGTTTGTCCTCTATACAATCACAAGTGTCAGGATAATGAGGCGCTGTTTAAATTCTCGCAAGGTGCAACCGATTCGGAACTCGAATTCAACGAAAGAAAGAACAAAGCTCTCTCCGAAATAAATAAATCAGGATTGGGAATTAAAGCTCAAATTGAAGAAAGAGAAAAGGAATTATCCAAACTCGAAAGCGAGTTATTGTCTCTCAATTCAGAGCTTGAAAGCATCTTCGGAGATTGGAAAGCGTTTTCGGAAATGACACCGGTCGAGTACAAGGCGGAGCCGGTAGTCAAGGAAAACTTGCCGGAATGGGTTGAACTTGAAGAAAAAATCAAGTTCATTAAGATCGAAGAAGTCAAACAAGATAATTCGGACTTAATCGAAAAGAAAGAAAAGCTGAACGAGGAAATTCTAAGTCTTTCGGTTGAACTCAACAAAAAATCAATTATCGAAAACACATTCAAGAGGATTGATGAACTGAACAAGGAGCAAAGAATACTCTCGCAGGCTCTTTCAGAACAGGAGAAAATCGAGTTTAAACTTCTTCAATTTAATAAAGCTAAAATGGAGGAAGTGGACAAAAGAATTAACGGACTATTCAAGCATGTTTCCTTTAAACTTTTTGATGTAACGTTAGAAGGTAACGAGTTTGAAACGTGTGAGACATTAATTGATGGAGTACCTTACTTCTCCGCAAACAATGCTGGACGGGTTAATGGCGCTCTCGACATAATAAATGCAATTTGCGATTATAACAAGATTTACGCTCCTATTGTAATCGATAACGCCGAGAGCATCAACGAGGTTATACCTACCAAATCTCAACTTATTCAGTTGGTTGTAACGAGAGAGGAATTTAAAGTAGAATAACTTTTAACCTCTGTTAATGAAAAATTTAACAATTATAATGGTCGCTAATAGCTACTTTTTATTAACTTTATAGGGTAAAACATTACACACAAAATAATGAGTATATGGAAATTTGGAAAGATGTTGAAGGATATGTAGGATATTACCAGGTCAGCAATAATGGTAGAATTAGAAGCATTGACAGGCTTGTCGTACATGAAGATGGAACAAAAAGGATTCTTAAAGGGAAAATACTAAAACTATTTAAAGAAAAAAATGGGTATTATTCTGTCTGCCTAAGAAAAAAAGGGCAACGAAAAACACACCACGTGCATAGAATAGTCGGTAAAGCCTTTATAGAAAATAAAGAAAACCTTCCAACCATAAATCACAAAAATGAGGTGAAAACTGACAACCGTATCGAAAATTTAGAGTGGGTATCATACGCATATAATATCAATTACGGAACCGCATTAGAAAGGATGAAGCGGACACGAAAAGAGAAAGGTATTGGCGTAGGTGAAAATCATCCAAATTTCGGAAGGTTAGGCAAAAACAGCCCAACATCTAAGCCAATATTACAATATGATTTAAAAGGTAATTTCATTGCGGAATATGAAGGCACAATGTGTGTTGAGCGAGAACTTGGATTTAGAAATGGCAACATTAGTGCAGCGGCAAGAGGTATATTAAAAAAATCTTATGGTTATATCTGGAGATACAAGCATGATAAAGCAATTTAATCATTTAAAAATTATAAACACATGGAAGCAAAAAAAGAAGAGAAAAACAAGTTATCGGTATTACAAAAGGACATAACCGACAGCGTGGTATCACGCATCAATGAACTACAAGAGATTGGATGCTTAGCACTCCCAAAAACTTACGCAGTTGGGAACGAATTGAAAATGGCTTTTTTCGCACTTCAGGAAGTCAAGGACAAAAACGGAAAGCCGGCATTGGAAGTCTGCACGAAGGAAAGCGTTGCAAATGCTCTTCTGAAAATGGCAATTCAAGGATTAAGCGTGTGGAAAAAGCAATGTGATTTCATCGTTTACGGGAATAAATTAACCTGTGAAAGAGAGTATCACGGAACAATAGCACTTGCTTTAAGAACAGGAAGGGTTTCCGGAATACCCGAAGCGGAAATAATCTATGAAAACGACGTTTTCAAATATCGTATCGTAAACGGCAAGAAAGAAGTAGTAGAGCATGCGCAGGATTTAGAAAACATTGACATCACGAAAATCAAGGGAGCGTATGCCGTAGTTCCTCTCACGGACGGCACTTTCTACACCGAAATCATGACCATCCAGCAAATCAGACAGGCGTGGATGCAGGGAGCAATGAAAGGACAATCCGGAGCTCACAAAAACTTCACTGATCAGATGGCAAAGAAAACAGTCATTTCAAGAGCGTTGAAACTCTTTATAAGTTCGTCAGACGATGCATCATTAATGGAGAACGAAGCTGAACCGGTTCCGGTGGAAGAAAAAAGAGAAACACTCGAGGAAGTGGAATTTACGGAAGCGGAAGTTGTACAGGATGAACCTGAAAAGCCTGAACAATCGGATGAACAGCCAAAGTCAAACGATCCTCAAATGATGTTCTGAAATGAAACTTAGATGTTTAGGTTCAAGTAGTAGTGGCAATTGCTATATCCTCTATAATAACATAGAAGCAATTATTTTGGAGGCAGGTGTGAAGTTCAGCGATATTAAAAAGTCGCTGAATTTCGACCTCTCAAAAGTAAAAGGAGTGTTGTCAAGTCATCTGCATTCAGATCACTCCAAAAGCGTTCCAGATTTTATCTATTCCGGCATTCCTGTTTTGGCGGATGAAAGCGTATTTGTCCATCACAAGGTTAATCCGTCAATCATAGCCAAACACCAACAATCTTACAAGTTTGGCGGCTTTTCCGTAAAGCCATTTTCAGTTGAACATGACGTTCCAACTTTCGGGTTCTTACTCAACCATCCGGATATGGGTAAAACAGTATTTATAACTGATACCGGAGAAATAAACTACTCATTCAAGAACCTCAATAACATCATCGTAGAAGCAAATTTCAGCAACGACATTATTGAAAGAAATGTAATGAATGGAGTGATTCATCCTGTTCATGAAGAAAGGGTCAGGCAGTCTCATATGAGTTTGGAAAAATGCATTGAATGGCTTGGACTCATGGATTTATCACTGGTAAACAATATTGTACTTGCTCACCTAAGTAGCCAGAATAGTGATTCACAATTATTCAAGGAGAAGATTGAGCAGAAGTTCGCAAAGAATGTATTTGTGGCCGGTAAGAAGTTAAATATTGAGTTCAATAAATTTCCCTTTTGATGGAACAGTTACTTAAAGAAGCGGAAGAAATACAGAGTTACCTGGAGATTGAATGCTCGAATAATCCGGAAGAAATAGAGGAACGATTAAGCGCTATTTCAGTTTACAAGGCTCGTTCAGGAGAAATGCTTGCACAAGCAAAAAAACTATATCGTAGAAAGCGTTCATCAGAAATTGCGAACACGATTATAAATATCGCTAAACAGCAGTTTCTTTCAGCAACGGCACAGAATGCACTTGTTGAAAGTATAGCCGAAGATGAAGCGTTTCTTGTGGACTGGTTGGAGAGAATTAATGCAGCCTGCACGATGCAGAGCGATGCTTTACGATCGATATTAAGTTACGAAAAAGAGCAACTTTCTTTAACGAAAAAAGGATATTAAGATGATTGAAATGTAATGGCATTTATTAAGATAGATAGGAATTTCTTTGAGGGTAAATACTGGAAGCAAAAGCGTGTTTTCTCACAGGCTGAAGCTTGGATTGATTTAGTCAGGACAGCACGTTTTGAGATTGAACCTGAAACAAGAATATTATCAAGTGGAAGATATATCACTATAAAAAGAGGTGAAATACATGCCAGTATAAGATTTTTAGCCGAACGCTGGTCGTGGGGAACTGACAAGGTTAAGCGCTTCTTAGATGCGGCAATTTCCGAACAGGCAATCGAACGCAGAACAGAACAGGGAGAAAGCATCATAACTCTCTTAAACTATGGTATTTATAATCCAACAGATGATGAAAGCCAAACACCAAATCGAACACCAAATCGGACACCCATCGATACACCAACCAAACACCCATCGATACACCAACCAAACACCCGTAAGTACAAACTAAAGAATATAAGAACTAAAGAATATAAGAAGTATATATTATCGGAAATTAATTCCGATGACTTTCCTGAGCTAAATAATGAGTATTTAGAAATTACTAAAGCGTTTCATTCTCTATTTAGGAATAATTTGATAGAGGCAGGAGCATCAACAACAATTATCGATAGAGCAAAAGGCACGTGGGTTGATTCAATTAGGTTAATGATAGAAGCGGATGGATACACAGTTGAAGATCTTCGAGACGTGTATAAGTTTTTACAGAAAGATGCTTTTTGGAAGCAGAATATATTGAGTACTTCAAAATTAAGGGAACAAATGCATAAAATTAAATTAAAGATAAAAAATGGAAATAGTAAAACAAGAGAAGCAACAAGTTGGGAGGAGCTTGCAGAAGTTGTCTCCTCTTTCGCTGATTGAAAAGGATGGAAAACAGTATATGTCAATTTACGAAGGGGAGTTGACACAGGCTGAAATGGCAAAATGTATGGCAAGGCTGAAAATTGCCTTTCCTTCGCTACCGAAAGAGTTTTATAGATTGTTAGGGAATAGGATGAAGGAAAAAGGTTTTACGGACGATAAAATGAGAGATGCTATCAATTACGTGATTGATAATTGTAAATATCCTATTCCGACTATATCAGAGATTTTAAGCTATGACAGAGTAGCGAAATTATACTCATACAATGAGGTCTCTAATATGGTTATGAGAGGGCAAGCATCGTTTGATGATTTTGAAAAGAGAGAGATAGGTGGGAAAATATACAGGGTTTTGAAATCCGATTTGCTATGAAAAAGACAAGGAAGCAAATTCAGAAGGAGCAGACAATATTGCGAAATGCATACGTTGAAATTGCACAACAGACAGGAGCAATAGACAGGATAACGAAATTAATGTCAGCAAATTATCTTCTAATAAGCTATTCAGCTTTTCTGGTTGATGAAATACAGGAGTTACTTGAAAAGTATAATCTGACAGCAGGTAAATTGGTGCGATGTACAGAAAAAATAACAAAGGCGCAGGATGAGTTTTTTACAGCATATTCTAAACTAATATCGAAAGAACAGACGATAAATTGGGCAAATGACTTAACAGCATTTGGAGAATTATTCACTCAATTCACGAATATTCCTGCGGAATGGGAGCCTGATAAAGATAAAATTGACGTGGAAAAGATTGAAAAAAAATACGGAGTAAAGCTAAATATTAACAATTAATGATTTTCAAACATGGAAAGAGATATAAAATTCAGAGGAAAAAGCATTTAATCGGTGAGATTGAGATTAGCACGGATGAGATGCTGGATATAATGATAAAGGAAAAGCTATGTTTAAAAAGGGTGATAGAGTAAGACTGAAGAAAGATTTTGACCCAGAGGGGCACAGGGTAAGTGGTGCGTTTGTGCCCCAAATGGATAAATATATCGGAAAGACGTTTATTGTGGAAGAAGTGGAGGGAGGCCCCACCTTTAACTACGTTCTAAATGATAACTGGGCGTTTCGTTTCGATTGGCTTGAACTGGCTGATGATTCGCAAACGGAGAGTGTTTTTCTTGGAAGCGACACAAAATCTTTTCTTGATGGTAAGAGCCTACTGCTGGAAGCGGATATGATTTTGAACGGTTATAGGGATGCCGATTATGGCGACCCCGTGGAGAACTTTAAAAGAATTTCACGTATAGCTTCGGCTATTCTCGACAAGGAGATAACCGACGAAGAGTGCTGCGTGGTGATGCTTGCTGTGAAGCTGGCGAGAGAGAACTATAAACACAAGAGAGACAATGTTGTAGATGGGGTTGCGTATATGGAGATACTTAGCAGAATAAAGGAAAGTAGATTATTTTAGACGAGTTAAATAAATTTTTTGACAATATGGGATGGGGAACAGATTTTAATGCGAGGGTGTATATAAGCAGGAAGCACGTAGGAAACAGGTCTGATGCCGAGATGCTGCTTGCCGATACGAAAACGGATATTGCGTATGCCGAAAAGCGGCTAATATCGATTGCATCGATGACACCAACACGTGAAGAGTGGGAGAGGTATTCCGATATGGCGAACGGAATTATCATAGATGTAGAGGACATACTGGGTGAATACCGTGATGCGGTGATACTGGAAACGAAGTTACAACTTTATTTAGACAGTCTGGATGAACAGGTGGAGATATGAGAACGGCGAGATGGTATGGGAAACACCTTTGTGTGCGTACAGGATTTATCCATTGCAGGTGGAAAGCGAGATAGTGTATATCCTCGATTATTCCGACGGATGTCACGAGGCGTTTTACGAGCGGTCGGATGCAAAGGACACGGCGGAACAGGATTATCACAACAGGGTGGTTAACATTAAGTTTTGATTATGGAAAAACTTGATAAAATTTTCAGCGAATATATCAGATTAAGAGATGCCGACGACAACGGTTATATCCGGTGCTATTGCTGCAATTATCCTATACATTGGGAGCTTGCACACAATATGCACTTCATGAATCGGAGACATTTAGGAACACGATTCAACGAGGAGAATTGCCACGGTGGATGTGAGCCGTGTAATTGCTATAACGACGGTAATTTAGAGGCATACGAGGCGCATTTAAGACGTGAGTATGGTGATAACATCATCGACAAACTAACGATGCTTAAAACGACAGTAACGAAGTTTGCACCGTATGAAATTAAAGAGATGACGAAGCATTACAAGAGGGAGGTTAAACGGTTAAAAAAGGAGAAAGGGTTATGAGCAAGTACAACAACTCGAAACATGACGGGCATGATTCAAAGAAAGAGGCAAGAAGGGCGACAGAGTTAAAACTGCTCGAAAAGGCGGGTATAATTTCTCACTTACAAGAACAGGTCGTTTATGAGTTGATACCGTCACAATACCGAATAGTAGACGGTAAAAAGAAATGTATCGAAAGGGCGATGAAATACATTGCCGATTTTCAATATGTGGAGAATGGCAATACTGTTGTTGAAGATGCCAAGGGATTCAGGACGGATGTTTACAGGATAAAAAAGAAGTTGATGTTGTACTTTCACGACATACAGATAAAAGAGGTTTGACATGGAGAAAAAAATACTGAGAGCGGTTATTGACGTAACGGGAATAACGGAGGAACAGATGAAGAGTGATAGCATGGGGCGTGACGTGTCCAGGGCGAGGACGATGTATTACTACCTGTGCAACGAGAAGAAACTGATACTGTCTATCGTGGGTGATTTGGTTAACAGGTCTGCAAATTCGGTGAGCAAGGGGATATCATCGTTCAGAGAACTTGTAAGCAGGAATAAGAGATATGCAGACCTGCTCAACGAGGCAAAGATGGTTCTTCTGGGTCTTGGCATGGAGGAACAGAAAGACTGGATGCACTACAACGACCAGGACTATATCTTCGTCAGGGGGAAGAAATATTCGATACACGACATATCCTCAAGGTACTTTGGAGGCGGGTATATGGGGATGATCGATGACGAGTTCGTATTATATAGTGATAACAAAGAGCATGCGGTAAGGAGGCTGCTTATGCTCGCAGAAAATCAGGATTATGAGTAAATATAAGAAAGTAACTATCGAGGACATTAACGAGATTTTAGGTTTTGACATCACGGAAGACACAAGAGACACAAGGGTTGTGCGTGCGAGACAGGGGGCGTGGTTGTGTTTTTGTATTAACGACCACAGTTATAAGGACATAGCAAAGATGTTTGGCCTTGCGAGGAGCACTGTCATTGAGGGGGTTGATATGTTTGAACGTCTTTTGAAAGAGGGCGACAAGTTAACGCTGGAGTTGTGGCAAAAGCTAAAGGTATATGAACTCTGACGAGTACAGGCTTGCCAAAGAATATGCCGCAGAGGAGTTTGACCCGACCGATGAGCGGTACTGGATAGCTGTAGGCGCATATTTGAAAGGCGTTGAGACTGGATTAAAAGGATTGAGAAAGGCTGTTGACGGTGATAGAATCACACGGATAGTTTTTTTCTTTTCCGCAGAGCCGATGCGGTTTGACCTTAAGCATCCGATAATGGTTGCAAACAGGTTCAGCTTTCTGCATCAGCTAAGAAAGATAACGGGAATAAAAAACGTGGCAATTTATGAATAAGTACGAGAGATTAAAAGAATTGGAGGCAAAGAAAGGCAGGTACGAGAGGCTTTTCAAGGAGTGGAAAGGGTACGATTATGTGGTGTTGTCAAGACATCCGCACAAGAAACTTGGGTTCTTCGACCAGAAAGAGAATACGAAGCGGGTTTCAGGCATTCCACAGATACTTGATGTTCCGGATACGCTTGGTTTACTAACTGTGATAACCGAGATAATCACGGAGGACTATAACCGCATTTGCAAGGAGTTTGCGGATTTGCAAAAAGATTTGTAAAATTCAAATAAAATTTGTATATTTACGGCATGAAAGAAAGAAGAGGTTTAAGTTTACCTGATGTTGTTCTGGTGGTTTTTATCATCCTTAAACTCGTTGGCTTGATAGCGTGGTCGTGGTGGTGGGTTTTATCCCCGCTGTGGATTCCCATCGCAATTTGGTTATTTTTGGTATTAATAGTAGCATCAGTAAAGGCATTGAGATATGGCAAAACAAAACAGTAAACAGACAAAGATTAAGCACCGCTTCGGGGCGTTCGAGGTCCGCATAAGCGATGACAAGGTAGAAATAGAGGACTACACGTATAAACTGAGGAAGTTTGTGTTTAGTAACGCTACGATAGAGTATAACATGCTCCTGTCGTTTTTAAGCGACGTAGAACAAACGGAAGATGGATTGGCAAGGAAGTCCGACGAGGTAGCCGCAGAAGACAGAAAAAGCGCAGAATTTATGGTGTATCTGTTGAGTACAACCCAGCTTCTTTTCAGCAATGCCAAGCTCCGTGGGGAGTATATCGACAGCGTGATGAAAACTTTGGGTGATGTTCCGGTTCCAGAAAGCGACGAAACCGAGCAGGAAATACTTGACAATCTAAAATCGGAACACGAAGCAAAGGAGTTGTTGAAAGATAATACACAGGGCTAACGGTTCTCGGCTTTGTGCAGGTGGGGCTTCAAGGCACAAATGTTCAACCCACCACTAAACTTTAATTGAAATACAAATGATGAATATAGCAGAAACCCCCACTTGCACAAAACCGCTGTTATACGCTGGCACGGTTGATTAAACGATAAACTTAAATTGAAACACAAAACAAATTTTTTATTAAAATGAGCGAGGGCAAAAAAGAAATATTATTAGGTGATTGTTTGGAACTGATGAAGGACATACCAAACGGAAGTATTGATATGATACTTTGTGATTTACCATACGGAACGACTGCTTGTAAGTGGGATACGATAATACCATTTGACAAACTTTGGGAGCAATACGAAAGAGTGGCTAAGCCAAACGCTCCAATAGTTTTAACAACATCACAACCATTTACAAGTGCTTTGGTTATGAGTAAGCCAAAATGGTTTAGACACGAATGGATTTGGCAAAAGAATAGGGGTAGTAATTTTGCTTTACTTAAATGGCAACCATTTAAAGAACACGAAAGCGTTTTAGTGTTTAGTAAAGAAACGGCAAATTACTATCCAATAATGGAAGAAAGAAGCGAAAGTGGCAAAAGCCGTTGTGCTTATACGTTTAACAATAAGGTTACAAGCGAAACGATAAACAACCAAACATTTTACAACCAAGACGGAGAAAGACGAAAATTAGATGAAAATTTACGCAACCCAAGTAGCATACAGAAATTTAATACAGAGGTTGGATTACACCCGACACAGAAGCCAGTTGCGTTATTTGAATACCTTGTAAGAACTTACAGTAAAGAAAATGATTTGGTTTTAGATAATTGTGCAGGAAGCGGAACAACGGCAATAGCTTGTTTGAATACGAATAGGCAGTTTATTGTAATGGAAAAAGAGCAAAAGTATTACGATATTATTTTAAAGAGGGTGGGAGATTTTAATAAAAAATTTGAAACGCAAACTCTCTTTGGAAACGAAATGTAGTGCTTGCGTATAACGTTCGAGGGCTTGGCGAAGTGGCTGAACCCGAACTTAAATAGAATTACAAAACTTTAAAATTAAAAACGAATGATTGATAGAATAACTGAACAGCCATTTTGCCAAACCCGTGTTATGTGCAGGGCGGTTGATAACCTTGAACTTCTTAAATCGCAACCTGACGAAAGTGTAGATTTGATTTACTGCGATATTCTTTATGGGACGGGTAGAAATTTTGTCGAGTATAAGGACTTAAAGCCAATACGAAGCGAAATTGAAAGCCACTACCTACCAAGACTTATTGAAATGAAACGAGTATTAAAAAAAGATGGTGTTTTGGCTTTTCAGTTGGATTGGAGAATAAACCATTGGATGCGAATCTTGATGGATGATGTTTTTGGGTATGATAACTTCAGAAATGAAATTATTTGGAAATACAGGCTTGGATTAAAAGCGAAAAGTAAAAAGTTTATACAAAACCACGATGTAATATTGGTTTATGCAAAATCAAATAACCACACATTTAATGAGCAAAAAGAAAAGATTAAGCCAAGAAAAAAATATTTTCAAAAATTTGAAAACGGTAAGGCTGTGCATAAAAAAGACATACCACCAATAATAGTAGATGAGCAACTTGTCGGAAGTGTTTGGGTTGATATAAAAATGAGGGGTAGTAAACTATTATATCCAACTGAAAAACCAAAAGAATTATTACAAAGGATTGTTTTAGCATTTACAAACGAAGGCGATGTAGTAGCTGATTATTATTTAGGCAGTGGAACAACCGCAGTTGTTTGTAAAGAGCTAAACCGAAATTTTATAGGGTGCGACATTAATCCAAAGGCTATTGAAATAACAAATGCTCGTCTTGATGCAGTTTCGTAGCCTTGCACATAACGTGGTATTTACGAATGTTTAGATAAAATAGTATGATATTTAGAGGGATGACAAAAACAGGTGCATGGGTGAGAGGCTTTCTTGTAGGCTACTTCAAGGATGTTGAAAGAACCGAGATTGAGCGTCATCAAATCTTCGAGGGCATAGATGGTGTTTCGCCCATCCCCGTAATCCCTGAAACGATTTGCGAATATGTGTGCAAGTCAATGGACGGCGAGGATGCTTTTGACGGTGATCTGATACAGTTATGGGAGGGAGAAAGGCATATCCTTTGCCTGCTTCAAAAAACAGACATGGGATATGACATCTTCCCACGCTATCAGGATGGCTCTCTTTGGAGACTACAGATAAAAGACGGTGTTGGAAACTTCACTATCTGGGGTAACAAGTTCGACAATCCTAAAGATGTGGCGTGGCTGAACAAGAAAAACGAGTGGTTCATGTCAAAAACAAGAGAGAAATGGCAAAGATTTTCTACCTGAAGTACGACATTGGTGCCGGGGAGATAATCTTAGACCAGTCAAAATCAAAGATGTCTCCAAACGAGCTTCTTGTCTTGCCAAACAGGATAACCGAAAGGCAGGGGGCGAGGCTAAAGGAAAGACTGACAGACAGGTTTCTGTACAAGGACAGGAAGCCGTTCGTCAGCGAGGTTGAGTACGAGTTCGGAAAGATATTTTCCGTTTGCAAGTCGTGCGGATTCGTCACAGACAGGGACAAGACGAACAAGGCATGGGGCGGTCTGTGTAAAAAGTGCTTCAGGAAGCATCAGGAGGAAAAGAAACGGGAGTATCAGGCGAACAAGGACTACCGCAAAAAGGTTCGCCGGTTAAGGGAATATTTAAAAACCGAACAAGGCAAGATAGATGCTGTTCCTCTTTCGGTGATTGAGAGCAATGTCAGGATGGAGGTTATTCGGCAGGGCAAGACAATGAGAGAGCTTGCAAGGCATCTCAATATATCAGAAACTAAGATGTCGCTGTTGTTCTCTGCCAAGAAACTATCTGTGGATGATTTGCGGGCGATTTGCGAGTATCTAATGACCCCGATGGAGAGAATGCTTAGGTTACCACGTGGAGTGTCTGTAAAGCGACAGGATGGTGTTCCGAAGGATTGGTTGGAAGATGATTTTAGAATGAAAAAAGAATAGCATGTCTCGCAGCAGGAAAAAAGCAATATATAAAGACAGGGGGCTCCGGCCATATTGGAAATACGTAAGAGGCGGAATTAACAATGCGGTTCGCGGCATTCTTCACCTGATAGACAAAGAGGATTACAACATCCCAGACCCGAAAGAGATAATTAACGACTACGATTATTCTGACTATACCCTTGACTATGAATACAGGAGAACCGAGTCAAAGGAGTGGAAAGATAAGCTATCGAGAAAATAGAGGCGTGCCAGGCGGTGCGCCTTTTTTTTGTTCACTTTCCCCGGTCGTTCAAGTTGCGTGAACCCGGTCGTTCGGTGAACAAGAACCCCTACAAAAAAGGGAAGGTCTCCCCTCCCCCAAACAATTAAAAACAGTTATGAAAACTGTCCGCTCCCCATCTTCGCAGACTGCAAGCGGAATGAAAACAATTTAAAACATATTTTGTTCGGTCGCACCATAAAACTATCTGTCGCAAGTAACAACCGCATTTGGGTATTTCTCCAACGCCTCAAGATACTCTTCTACAAACGGAATAAAGTGCTTGTATGTTCCCCATCCGTTCGGTGAATCGAACTTCTTGTAATGTTCTGGGTCTGCCTTCATCTTATTCAGCCCCTCCCTGATTAGAGGGGATATGTCCGAGGCGAGGACAGTTATGTTGCCTTCTTGCTCGTATTCGTAATGGTAATCATCCGTCTCGACAAAGTGCGGCGACAGCCTGTAAGGTCTCCAAAGAGCATTGTAAATTCCCGCTTCTTCCGCCATAAAACCGAGGTTGTGGGTGATGTTGCCTTCATAAAGAACCTCTTGGTATTCCTCCCACTCGCCATTTTCGTCGTCCTTGAGCCATACGCTCCACGTTTTTCCGTTCTCTTCAATCTTTTTCTGTCCTGTTAATGTTACATCTAAGCTCATAATATTTTTGTTTATTCGTTCAACCATTCTAAACCCGTTCGGGTATATCTAACCCGCCAGCTTATCTTTAATTCCCTCCACAATAGCCGCAGCATCCTCCTCGGATAATCCAAGCTGCTGCATCATCTGAATTTTTACCGCCTCCATTTTGTTCGGATCGGCTTTCTTGTCAGGATTAAGATACCGCTTTTCTCCAGTTATATTGTCCGCAAAGGATGAAATAATGTATCCCTCCGTCTGATTAGTGTTCTTGTGCCCCATCATCCCGCTGATTTGCTTAATGGAGTACCCATCCAAGTAAAGGTTGGTTGCAAAGCTCCTTCGGGCGGTATGTGTTGATACAAACTTCCACTTTGGCAGCGTCTGTCTCACTCCGCGGTTGTATAGCGAAACCGGGGAGTTTATCCCGCAACGCTCGCATATCCTCTTGATTGCAGCACCAACCGTAGGCGCAATGCTCTTTGGCTCGTAATTGAAGTCTCTCAACTCTTCTATGAGTTTGGGTACAAGCGGGTGTAGTGGCATCCTTGCGCTCACCTTTGTCTTTTCAGCGGTAAACCGCAGTTCGTTACCATAAAAGTTCGCCTCCGTGATGAGAGGGTAGTCAGTCACCCTGCATCCGGTGTATGCACAAAGCAAAAAAGCGCATTTTGTGAACCGTTCGACCTCCGTTGAGGGTTCATACGCCTCTATAAGTTTAAGCTCCGTAGCGGTAAGATAAACGTGTTCTGATGCCTCCTGCTGTATCTTCAGCACCTTTTGCACCTCCTCGTAGCTAACGGGAAAGGAATACCCAAGTCGTTCGGCACGCCAGAACGCCTTTTTAAAGTATGCCATGTACACCCTTGCGCTGTTTGGTGCTACCCGCCCAAGCGCGTATGCCTTTAGCCTCTCAAGGAACTGGAGCGTAACGTCCGTGTCGTTGATCTCCTCCTTATAAGAGAGGAGGTCTTTAAAAAACGTACCAGCCTGTGTGCTGTCCGTGTCAGCAATTAGAAATTCTTTGAATGTCATCATATATTTTTTTTAATCGTTCGACTTGCCCGAACCCGGTCGTTCAGGTGTGTTTAACCCGGTATGCCTTATAACATATGTTTTTTATTTTTAAATTGTTCTTTAATTATTTCATATACAAAAGTAACTCTTAATTTCTTTCTGTGCAAATTTTTTCTGTTAAATCTTTGTTAATTAACGTTAATCGTTCGGCTTGTCTTAACCCTGAGTCGTTCGACCGGAATGAGCCCCAATCGTTCGGGTGCTACTAACCCTCAATCGTTCGACCGGGATGAGCCCCAATCGTTCGACCGGTCTTAACCCTGAGTCGTTCGGGCAGTCTTAACCCTCGGCCGTTCGGGCGGGATGCAAATTTGCTCCCTGGTGCATTGTTACACAAGTTTTGCTCCCTGTTTTTTGCTATATGGCGCAAACTGGTGTTTTGCATCTTTGTGGGCACAAAAAAAGCCGGCGACCCTTGCGATCCCGGCTTTCTTGAAGCTCTCTCTTTATTACATTACATTTAATTTTTTGCACCTGGTGCAAACTATATAAATAGTTTTTTTAGGCGGCGCGGCTGCTTTAAATAGCAGTTTGCCGCAAAATTTGCATCTGTGTTCAGTCATGGTTTTAATGGTTTACCATTTCTTCAACTCCAGCCCACTGGAGTAGCAAAATATCATCTTCAGAAATATAGTCTACATGATTCTGTAAATACCACAATTCGCTATAGCTTACATTTTCGTTCAAAATAGCCCTCCTAATTTCGGCAAGACGTTTTTTAATTTGGTTTAAATTTTCTTTTTTCATATCAATAAAATTTTAAAATTAGTAATTTGCACCCGGCCAAAGATTCAATCTTTGCACCGCTTTATTTCAAGTGGTTAAGCCGGGTTATTTTTTCACTCTTTGTCTTCGTTTAACTTATCAAAAAAATCATTTATTTCATACTCAAATTCTTGAAATTCCTCTCTTGCAAGTTTGGATGCCAAAAGGGATGCTAAAATTTCACTGTTTAAATCTTTAGCACTGTAGCCAAATTCTGCCGCAAGCTCTAAACTCTCCTGCAAAGACGGGTCGTTTTCTGCCAAAAATTTAATTGCATTACTGTAGTAAATTACTTCTTTGTCAAATCCTCCGTTTTCTTCGATCATTTCACAAATTGAATCAAAAGGATCATCCGTGTCAATATCATCAACATCTACAAAGTTTAACACATCTATTTCAGTGTTTAGCTCTCTTAAAAAGTTTTCAATTTTTGTTTTCATAATTCTGTTGTTTAATTGTTGTTCGGTTATTATTAACCCTGTGTCACCTGAGCGGTCTTATTCCGCCACCTCCGCCCAGGCGTTCGGCCTTATCTAACCGTCTCTTCGTAAACGGTCTCACCCGTTTCATTACAAACAATAGACACGGTTCCGCCCTTGTAATCCTCGAAGTAGCTGTTGTTAGTACCGTTATTCTGCTCAATGTAATTTTTACAGTAGCCAAAATCAGCCTTAAACCCTTTGCTATTGCTGTCTGTGCTGTCGTTGAAGTGTACGTCGTAAGTTAATTCTTTTGTTTTCATAATCTTATTTTTTTAATCTGTTATTTATTATCTTTAATTAACTGGTAATTATTCAAATTCAATATTAGCGTATTGTACAGGGTAATAATATATTAATTCCCCATCATTTCTTGGTTTTAAATTATAGTGCAGATAATCTCCATCCATTATGACGTTATATACCTTTTTCCCGTTTATTTTTTTTACTTTATCAACATTCTTTTTAATTTCGTTTTTTTTGTTCGAAAAATCTCGAACAATCCCGCTTAATGTATCTTCTATCTGTGTTTCTATGCCAATTGGTTTTAATGTTTTCATAATTTTTGTTTTTTAATTGTTCTTTAATTATTTCGTATATAAAAGTACAAACTATATTTGCAATATACAAATCTTTTTAGTTAATGATGCTTAAATTAAAACACTAAAAAATATAACAAATGTTAAATATATGTAGATTTGTTAACAATTGTAAACAAAGAGAGAGAAGAGAGAGGGAAAGAGAGGGAAAAACCGATACTACCAAATTGTCATGATTGCTGCCAAATTGTCGGTCTGACTTAAATTATACCTATAATTTAAGATGTTTTAGATGGGTGCTTTTCACGCGGAACAGCTACGCTCAAACGGTTGCCACAAAGGGGTTTATGGGGGTCACCCCCCTAACCAACCGGCAAGAACCCGCCATCTATCCCCCATAAATTTTTTCCCGATTTTCCCAAAATGTTCCTTTTCTCTTCGGTATTTTGTTGTTTACGGCTGTAAATTCGGTTAACAACTGTTAACACATGTAAGTTTTGTTGCTGTTGATATTTCTGTGAAGCAGGAAGTGTATTTAAACACCCACAGAACCACTTTTAAGGCGATTTCAGCCACTTTCTCCTGTTTTTGGAGTATATACCCATCTTTGACCTTGTAACGTCCCACAACGTCTTAAAATAAGAAATAATATACAGTGGATCGTTTCTCCTTGTTGACTCTCCTTAAGGGCGGAACGGCTGCGAGGAACGAGCAGGATGTTGGATTTAAAGTAAGCAAAGGATAGATACAAGAAGAATACGGCTGTTTGTGAAAAAACGGCTTCAAATGCTTTGCTGTATTGCTTTTGGAGGGTTTTATGGTCTGCGAGCAAAACGTAAATTTTAACGTTTTTCACGTGTCTTTTTCACGCACTAAACGTAAATTTTGACGTTTTAACAGTTTTTATTTGCATGATTCAAATTTTTGTTGTATCTTTGTTGCGTTGATGAAACATAACGTTGTAGATGGCGAAAAGGAGAGTGGTGGATTGTGATACGGGCGAGGTGATGGAGCTATCCGAGGGAGAGAGCTTTTTTATGATAAGAGACACCTTTGACATGCCTTGGCTGAAGTCGTCCTTATCTGTTTCGGATGTGATTGTCTTGCTTAAATTGGCGTCGATGATGACGAGAAATGGTTTTATAGGGGTTGCCAAAGGGACAAGGGTTCTTATCGGCAAGGATTTGGGCATGACTGAGCGTGCTGTTGGCGATACCTTAAGGAGGCTCGTGTCAAAAAATATCATAGCGGACTTGGGTGGCGGTCAATATCTGGTGAACCCAGAGGTTGCATTTAAATTCCCATCTCACCTGATGGCTTCCAAGATTGCTTTTTACTATGCGATGAAGAAAGAACTAATTGACAAAACAAATGGGAAGGAAGAGGATTGAGTATTATTGTGTGGTTGCCGATGAGCGCATGGCATAATAAACTTTAAATATAAAACGAGTGATGATAGTAGAACAAATATTGAATAACGCACCGACTCCGCTATTGTATATAGCCGATGTTAGTGGTAATGCTTTATTCAATGCTGACTGTATGGATATTTTACCCCTTATTCCTGATGAAAGTATTGATGTAATTTTAACAGACCCACCCTATAACATAGGATATGCCGATTGGGATAAATTCTTTAATATACCTGAAGTAACAAAAGAATGGTATCGAATATTAAAACCAAACGGTTCTGTATTTTGCTTTGCCGGATGGAGTTTTGTATGCAATGTAATTGCTCAATTCGATAAAAATTTCAAGCTAAATGATTGGATAATTTATGACAGAATAAAAGGTAGGGGTGGTAGAAAAAGGTTGGTATCAACACGAGAAGATTTATTGTGGTATGTAAAATCAAATGAATGGGCGTTTAATAAAGATAAAGCATACAGCACGATAAAGAAGAAAACAAAAGGAATGGGAGAAAAAAACGGTAGGGATACAAGAGCATTGTCAAACGTATGGACTGATATTTCTCCAATCGTGCCGTGGTCAAAAGAACGGAATACACATCCAACTCAAAAACCATTACAAATAGCCGAAAGAATTTTAGATGTATTTTCAAATAGTGGGTCTGTTATTTTGGATTGTTATGCAGGAAGTGGAACATTCTTAGAAGCGTCAAAGAATAAAGGAAACACTTTTATAGGGATTGAAAAAGAACCTAAATATTATGAGATTGCCTGTCAGCGATGCGGTTTTTAGCATTACCGCTAACGTTGGTGCTATGAGCAGTAGCGGATTACGAGTGATAAACTTTCAAATTTAAACAAATGATAGAACGAGATACAAAACTTCAAATTACAGACGAACCCGCTATTGCTTATAGCACGTGTTATACGCCTGTGCCTTCTTCTGTTAAACACCCCGCTACATATACTGAAAGTTTTATTCCGATATTTGCGGAATTGCTTGCAGATTGCAGTAATGTTTTAGACCCTTTTGGTGGGGTTGGAAAACTTGCCCTTATTAAAGAATATGGGTTTAAGGGCAAAGTAGTATGTAATGAATTAGAACGTGAATGGGCTGAAATTGGCAAGTATAATGTAGATGAATGGAGTATAGGTGACGCTGCTAATTTGCGATTTGCGAATTGCGAATTTGATGCAATATGCACAAGCCCAACCTACGGAAATAGAATGGCTGACCACCATAACGCAAAAGACGCAAGTAAGCGAATTACTTACAGGCATTGTTTAGGCAGACCACTTGACGAGCAAAATACAGGCAAAATGCAATGGGGTGAAAAATACAGACAAAAACACATTGAAATATACAGGGAGTGCTTGCGGGTATTAAAACCAAATGGACTTATGATTGTGAATGTTTCTGACCATATACGAAAGGGGCAAGTTGTGGCAGTTGTAGATTGGCATAAACAAGCATTAATAGATTTAGGAATGAAACTTATTGACGAAATTAAGATTGAAACTCCGAGAATGGGTTTCGGTCAAAACGCTAAAAGCAGGGTGCAACACGAATGTATCTTGGTCTTTCGGCATGGCGTATAACGTTTTGCGGCTTGCCGAAGTGCGGGCTTTACAGCACTAAATTTAATTTGAAAAACAAAATTTGATATG